CTGCTGTACCGGAATTGGGAGCCTATCGCCGGATTCTTCGGCAACCTGTGGCAGCAGGTGCGCGGCGCCTTCGCTGGCGGCCTGGCCGGGGTGGCCGCGCTGATCGTGAATTGGTCGCCGGCGGGCCTGTTATATCAGGCCTTTGCCGGCGTGTTGAGCTGGTTCGGCATCGAGCTTCCGGCCAAATTTACCGAGTTCGGCGCCATGATCCTGCGCGGCCTGGTCAATGGCATCACCAGCGGGCTCGGCGCCGTCAAGGATACCGTGCTGGGCGCGGGCGCCAGTGTCATTGGCTGGTTCAAGGAAAAGCTCGACATTCATAGCCCGAGCCGTGTCTTTGCCGAGCTGGGCGACTACACCATGCAGGGGCTGGCCGTGGGCTTGAACCGTGGCCAGGACGGGCCGCTGTCCACTGTCAGCGGCCTGGCCGGCAAGTTGGCCAGTGCCGGCGCGGCCGTGGCCATTGGCGCGGGCAGCATGCCGGCGATGGCCTTCGATAGTCGGCCGCCGATCAGTGCCGGTGGCGCGCAGCCCGTCGTCTACCAGGGGGATACCGTGCAGATCATCATCCAGCCCACGCCCGGCATGGATGAGCAGGCCATCGCCCGGGCGGTAGCCGCCGAGCTGGACCGCCGCGACCGCATGAAGGCATCGCGCCAGCGCTCGAACCTCGCAGATTGGGATTAAGGAAAAAATCATGATGATGGTCTTAGGAATGTTCGTCTTCAGTCTGCCCACGCTGGCCTATCAGGAGCTGCAGCGGCAAACGCAATGGAAGTTCGCGGCCAATTCGCGCGTGGGCCGGCGCGATGCGCTGCAGTTCACCGGCAAGGGGGATGACGCCATCACCCTGTCGGGCTGGATTGCACCGGAGTTGACCGGTAGCGCGTTTTCGCTGGATGCACTGCGCCTGATGGCAGACACCGGCAAGAGCTGGTTCCTGATCCAGGGAACGGGGCGCATCTACGGTTCCTACGTCATCGAGAGCATGGACGAGGGACGCACCGTGCTGGATGGCGACGGCGATGCCAAGCGCATCGAATTCACCATCAAGTTGAAGCGCACCGACGATAGCGTGCTGTCGTCGCTGGGCCTGGGCGACATCTCGGATCTGCGCAACATGGTGGACATCGACGGCATCACGAACAGCATCGCCGACAAGGCGCGCGATGTGGTCGGCAGCGCCATCGATGGCGTCAAGAGCACGGTCGGCGGCATCGTGGGCAAGTTCGGCGGGGCTGGCCAATGACCACCATCGCGCCCGCTTTCCGCATCGTCATCGAAGACAAGGACATCAGCCGCCCGGTCTCGGACAGGCTCATGAGCATCACCCTGCGCGAGTGCCGGGGCGACGAGGCCGATCAACTGGACATCGAACTGGACGACTCTGACGGCAAGCTGAAAATACCGCCCAAGGGCGCCAAGCTGAATTTTGCGCTCGGCTGGATGGGCTCTCCCCTGGTGGACAAGGGGGCGTTCGTCGTCTCCGAGGTGGAACACAGCGGTGCGCCGGATCGGCTCACCATCCGCGCCAGATCGGCAAGTATGATTGACGCGTTTCGCCAGCAGCGGGACCGCAGTTTCCATGAGACCACGCTCGGTGCGGTGGTGGATGCCATCGCTGCCGGCAATGGCCTGACGTCCGGTATCTCGGCCGGTCTGCGCGGCATCGCCATCAAGCACCTTGACCAGACGCATGAGAGCGATTCCGCATTGCTGCGCCGCCTGGGCAAGAAATATGATGCCGTGGCCACGGTGAAGAATGACACGCTGCTGTTCATGCCAATCAACGAGAGCCGCACCGCCAGCGGCAAGCCCCTGCCGGTGGTCAAAGTGGTGCGTGCGCTGGGGGACCAGCATCGATATCACAGCTCGGAGTCGGACGCCTATAGCGGCGTGCGCGCCTTCTGGATGGATCAGAAATATGGACGGCGCCGCAGCGTCGTAGCTGGCCAGGCCGGCAATAGCAAGCGCTTGCGCACCACCTTTGCGAACGAGGCGGATGCACGCACAGCGGCTGCAGCGGAGTGGCAACGCATTGAGCGCGGCCTGGCCACCTTCGAAATGCAGCTTGCGCTGGGTGATGCCAGCATCATGCCGCAATCGCCTGTAGTGGTCTCAGGATTTAAGGCAGACATCGATGCAACGGAATGGCTATCGAAGACCGTCACGCACTCGATCAGCGGCAGCGGGTTTACTACACGCATCGAGTTCGAAACAAAATCAGAGGAAGTTGATACCGAGCGCGAGCTTGATCACGATCCCGAGGAAGGCATCACCGGCGTGAAGGCCGAGTGGTACGACAAAGCGAAAAAGAAAAACAGCAAGGGTGCCGAGCTGGCAGGTAAGGCCGACAACGCCAAGACACTGAAACGAACCTACGCCACGAAGCAAAGCGCCGCTCGTGCTGCGGCCTTGGAGTGGACGAAAATCAAGGAGGTGCGCGAGATCATCGAAGAGAACAACACCAACTAGCAGAAGTGGCTCGCCAGCGATTTGTAAGTTTGCATTGTTATGCTTTTCCAAAGCAAACAAAAAACCATTTGAAATGTCAATAAACTGGTTCCGTCTATCGCTGATTTCAACCGTGCTGTCCTTAGGGGCTCTACCGGCAATTGATTGCAATCCGTTTGGCATTAAGGATCTAAGAGGAAACAGTGCGGCAATTCTTGGCCTATCAATTGGTCTCTTTATTTCCGTATCCCTGATCACGCTGGTACTTCAAACTATTCGTCGACTTGCTAGCGATCCGACACTTCCAAGAACGCTTCTGATTGGAATTGGCTGGCTATTCTTTTACGTATGGTCCATATCGCATCTATCGAATACGTATTGCCATTGAACGGATTCAATGAAGGAAAATCATTACTCCTACAGGCACTGCAATGAGTGAGATCAGCGATGAGAACACTCAAGATCGATCAATGCCGCGTGATATTTCTGCTGTTGATCCAGCTCACTTAGGGCGCGCCCAGGCGACTGAGCGGCCATCCGGCGCCGCGACGCATTCTCTCAAAACTCCACCGGTCGCCTTGATGATGCTACCAGCGGAAAATGGTTTTCCTTCGTAGATGCAATGACTATCGGCTGCAGTCGAATCGCCAGGCGCGGGCATTTGATACAGCAGCCATGCACACGATGCGGCCAGGACAAGAATTAATATTGCCATCGCAAATATGGTTCGCTGCGAGCGAGAGAACGACGCATCTTTTTCTTTGCAAGCGGCACACTCGACCGGTGCCTGAATTGTCGCAGTCAATACCGGTGTGGTTTCTTGAGCAGGTGCGGCAGGCGCGATACTGCTTTTTGCAACACCGGCTGCAATCCATTCTTCCAGCGTTTTTTTAACTGTCATGTAGTGCTCAATAGGCAGCTCGCGGAAATAGCGGATTCCAAAATCAGCGATGAAAATCTTATAGATTTCAATCTCTTCATCACCGCATATCGCTGCCCACTCCTTCACCAGCATATTGATTCTTTTACGTTGGTACTCGGTAATTCGTTGCGCTTCCTTCTTGGGCTCATTCAGGTGCAGATTGACGACATTGCTAAGACGCGCGCCCTCATTCACATCGCCTATCACTGCCTGTCCAACTTCCCCATGGAAGTCATTTTTTTCCGACATGTAACACCCTGCTTTTTCTATTTCAAAATTGCAATTGCTTTTGTCACTAAAGCCCCACGCACGCCCCCGCATAACATGGTGCTATGCCACACCTACTTTTTTTTGCGCCCTACATTGATGGTTTGTGGCGCCGTAATGTCGCCAGTGATTTGCTGGCCTACCGAGCCGTGGAATGTCACGGTAGGGGCAGCTTTGGCAGGCTTAGGTGGCGATGAATCAATGGCGCTTGCTCCTTCGATCACACCGAGAACACGGGCTTTCGCACGAATGTCCAGCTTGCGATATCCAACCAAAAGCTCCTTTTCATCATCCGCCAGGGCTTCTGTGGAAAGTGCGCCGCTAAACAGAAACACAATGTCGACCCCTGCGTCTGAAAGGCCTTGCAGATAGCCGGAGTCTGGTCTGCGCGATCCATTCTCGTAGTTCATCTGGGCATCCCGCGTTACCCCACCGAGCGCTGCAAATTTCTCTTGGCTCAAGCCAAGTCGCTTGCGCTCAAACTTTAAACGTTCCTGAAATGAAGTCATTTGACTCGAATTAGTGTTTGACTTGCGGCCGTTCGACCGCTATATTCTCGTCATTGCTAAGTGACGTACACAAATATTAACCCATGAGCACACAAGACACCGCCCAAGCTGGTGCAGGGGACATCAGTTCCCTGCCTGTAACGCTCCGTCTGACCGCCGAGGAAATCGAGAAAGCGCAAGTTCTCGCCCGGAAAGATCATCGCACCCGCGCCGCATTCATCCGCGTGATGTTCCTGCGAGGATTGGCCGCATACGAAAAAGAACTCCAATCCGCAACCGCCTGACCAGGGGAATCGCCATGTATCCAGATCCGAATCGCATTCGCCAGAATCGCCACATGGTCCGCCTGGACGCCTACGAACAAGCCATCGTCGAGGCCTTGGCCAACTACCAGGGCGAGCCGGTTTCTACCGTCATCCGCCAGCTCGCCATGCGCAAGGCTGAAGAGCTTCTGCCGGCCAGCACCATTGGTAGCGTAAATGCCGTTGCTCGATAAACCAAGGCATCAATAAGCAACTTTTGAGCAGCTCAAAAATGCAGGCCAATGAAACCGTGACCCACAATGACGAAGACGCCCACCTTGAGGCGCTCCGCATAAGCCAGGGACTCGATACGATTGAGCAGACCCTCGAATGGCTCGTCAAGACGACGATTCGCGAAAACGTCAAACGTATCACCGGCAGGGGCCGGGCGCTGTATGAGGTCAAGGGGAAAGACACACCATGCGAGTAATCAGTCTTCCATGCCCGCACTGCCAAAGCCCAGTGCGGGCCGCGAAAAGCCGCACTATGTCGGCGATGCTGAAAGAAATCACGTACCAGTGCCAGAACGTCGAATGCGGACATACCTTCGTCGCCACGCTTGAGGTCTCGCGCACGGTATCGATGTCGGCCATGCCGAATCCAGAAGTGCGCATCCCGATTTCCTCGCGCGCATTTCTGGC